CCATGACTACGACAATTTCTGGGACTGGAAAGAAGTTAAACCCGTAACCAAGACCGTCACGGTGTACGAGTAAAGGAGACTTAGAAATTATGATCATCGACTTCAAGACCAAAAAACGGACATGAACGTTGGTCTTATGTTCCTTGAAGAAAGCGTTGAACGCACCACGGACAGTCTTTGTGGTCTTGCCTTGAACAAACCCATCCACCTTCCGAACGTTGACGTCACCAAGTCCGAGCTTGAGCGTGGTTATTCTCAAACGGTTGGCAAGGTAGACGCGAACGGTACGGCCCGTGTACATCTCTACGATCACTTCGGATCCACCAACGTTGAGTCCATCGTTCGTCAGATAGAGTTCTTCGCTCGGGCACGGGATTGCAAGTTTATTGTGTTAGACCACATCTCTATTGTTGTGTCTGATCAAAGGAACCTTGACGAACGCCGGGCTATCGACGAGCTTGTGACGGCGCTTCGTACGGCGGTGCAGCGGCTTGACATTTGTTTGCTTGTTGTCAGTCATGCCCGCCGGCCTGGCTCAGGTGACAAGGGACACGAGGACGGGGCGCAAACGCACCTTGCTGACCTGAGGGGTTCGGCGGCTATCGGTCAATTGAGTGACGCTGTCATCGGCCTTGAACGGAACCTCCAGGACGAGAACGAAGACAAACGAGGGGTCACTCGCATACGCGTTCTCAAGAACAGGTTCTCGGGGTTCGTTGGTCCTGCCACGTATCTCCGGTATCAGAAGGACACCGGACGTATGGTGGAAATGTCCAACAAAGAATACGAGGCTTTATTTGGAGATGGTAATTCTAAACCTTTGAGTCAGCCAAATCTTGAAGCTTTGTTTAAACAGTTCGACACACCTGTGTTTGAAAACCTGACGGAGATCGCAGAATGACTACCATCATCGTCGGCACAACAGCGTTAAAGCACCACGGCGTTCATTTACGGGAACCGCTGGATGTCGACGTTTGGATGCAAGAGGGCCACACATATCTTGGCACGCGCATGGCTGACACGCACTGGCTACCAAAGGAAATCCTTGATCTCGTACCAACGGACATCAAAGGGTATGCCACCCCAGATGCCGTGTACACCATTAAATGCTCCCACGCTAACTGGGATATCAAGTGGGAAAAGACCATCTCGGACATCTTGGTGTTGAAGCAGAAATATTCATGTAGATCCTTAGACAATCTCTACGAAGCGCTGTATAAGTATTGGAAAGGAGTACACAATGATAAATCCCATCTTTCTCTGGCTAAACCTAAAGGCGAGTTCTTTGACGACTTCGTTACTTACAAGTACGATCATGACTATTTACACACCCTTGCTGCCTATGATGAAAAGCCTCTTTACACACGTTGCTTAAAAGATGGCCAAGACGTTTTCTTAGACAGGGATAAATTCGAAGCTCTTTCCTTTGAAGACAAGGTCAAGTTGTTTCGTGAGGAGATGTACGTCATAACTCTTGAACGGTACTTGATTCCTTCGGGGTTCAAGATGTCGCTACCGGAAGCTTGGGCAAAAGGACGTAAGAAGGTCATAACAAGTTTGATGAAGAACTGGGCTGCTAAGTTCATCATCCTCAACATTGAGCAGTTCCTAAGAGTCAAGGATACACATTGGCTCGATAACTTTTTAAACAAACACGGAGAGGAGTTTCCAAACATGGGTGACGTAAACAAAGACGAAGTCGTTAAGTTAAAAGAAGAGATTATGAAGGTTGCCATCGGTCTCGGTCTGATAAAGACTTACGAGTCCCTAGATGACACCATAGCTGACATCATGTCCGAAGGCACCACCTATGGTGAACCCAAAAAAGCCTTCTTAGCTTTCCTAGAAAACGAAATGGGTTTTGTGCACTTGCAACAAGACGGCGGCGGTGAAGGTGGTTCTGAGTATTGCTACGTCATCTTTACCCTAAAGGGTAAGAATTACCGAGCATCGTATTCGTATTACTCATACGACGGCCATGACTACGACAATTTCTGGGACTGGAAAGAAGTTAAACCCGTAACCAAGACCGTCACGGTGTACGAGTAAAGGAGACTTAGAAATTATGATCATCGACTTCAAGACCAAAAAACGGAC